TTACGAATCACAGACAGGAAGGAGTCCATAATCTCATTCACAAGAGCTTGCACCGTGTCTCCGCCGCCAAGAAGCAGCGTAGGCGTGTGATACCAACTATCAATACCCGCATGGTAAGACAGAACTTCTACCGGATAGTCATCAATCCTATCGTAAGGCCACTCTTCTTCCTCTTGAATAAACACATCACAATCTTCAACAATAGTTATAAGAAGATTTCTAAACTTTCCCGGAGCAACTGGAAAATTCTTCGCCCAGATTTCCCAACCTCTAACTATGTCAAAGCCATCATCAAAATCATCCTCGTCATCGGGATAGTCCGGAACGTCCCTATAACGTGTAGACTGTATCTGATCTGTGTTCTTGTAGAAGGGACTAGCCTGTACTTCTTCTATGGGAAGCTCCCAACCAAAAGCAATCCAACGCGCATCAGTCGGACCTTCCGTGCTGAGCGAATCCGTCAAGAACATATCGGGACGCCAGCGAACAGCATAAGGAGCACCACGCTTTACGTTGTTATTCGCACTGGGCTCCGACCTGTCCATATACTGTTCGTGCAACTGCATATGATTATCTATGACAGCCAATATAGGCTTCCGCTCAGACTTCTTTACTTTCTGCGCTTTGAGTTCCTGCTCCATGTTAGCCCGAAGGGCTTTGTGAGACTCAAGATGAAACATATGATCATCATTTGGCCCAACTTTAATGGCCTGACCAATCATCAAAAGTGAGTCTTCCTCAGATGGATCTTCGGATGGATCAAGAGCACCGTCAAGCTCTGCCACTAAGTTATTCTGCAACTCATCCGAGTCTAAGGTGTATCCTAACTTGGCAACCCCATACGGATTAAGAAACGCGTCCAGCGTTATCCGCTCATCCACACGAAGTTGATTAGTCTCTCTGTAACGATAGTTTATAACCTTCTCTGCTGCTTGGGCATAGCTAAGACTCTGCGGATCATCTTCCGTTAGCTTTGTCGCTGCCTGCCTATTCTGGGGATAGACTTTAAACATCGGAGCCCGATCAAGCATATTAGATATGGACTGATCAATCCACCCAAAGATCAAACCACTCTTAGTCCGCCTAATATGCTCCTCGCTGAACTCCTCCCCCTCAGTCTCTTCTCTATCCGTAGTAGACTCATTAAAATACTGACGCTGCAAAACCTTGCAAGCATCAAACATGGGACGCGCCTTCTTTTGGCTATAGGCAATCTGTCCCTGCCAGTATTTTACGCGTTCTTCTTCAGTTTCAGGATACATATACCCCACTCATTATTATCCTACAGCCGTTTCTTCCCAGTCATCATCCAATGGACTCTTCTCTGGAAAAGGAACAACTATAGCACCTAAGTAAGCTCCGCGCCGTCTGCGCTTTCTTCCATTCTGCTCAACATAGTCGTTGAAAGTTGGAGCCGTGACTTCTAATTTAAATTCACCCTCATCTACTGGATCAAGCCCACGAGCGGCAAGTAACTTATCAAGCTGCATACCGACAAGAGCTAAAGTGTCAACCTGATCATCATGCTTCCCATTGGGAAACTTTACAAGCTCGTATTTAAGTTCACCGAGCCACGGCGCATCAGCGGGAACATGCACATACCCCATCTGAATAGCACCAGCTATAGAACCCGCCCTCTGCGGTGAGTCCTTACGCCCCTTACCCATTATAGAAACATCAACACAACTTGTCCACGCTCCAACTTCTTTGCGCGCTTTCGTAAGAATCGGCCCGATTGCTTTCTGCATATGAACCTTCTCAAAGAACCACTGAAGAGGCTCATGCACAAGCATCAAGTCAACACAGCTGGCAACCCCATCTAAAATGTTTGATTGCTTACGCCACAAGTCAAGAAGCCAGATGTGACCCTTGTCACACACGCCAAAGACAAGATGTACAGTGTAATCTCCACTACCTTCTGAAAGGGCAAAATCACTCGCCCCGTAAACCGTAAGATTATCCGGTAGCTCAGACAAGTGATAAGGTCGAAGGTCTTCCGGCTTAAACAGATCCCCCTCATCGGAGAAGGGTTTCTGCTGATGAACAGCCATAAAGATATTCGGATTTCTTTTCCGAAGCTGTTCCAGCTCATCTTTTGTTCGTCTATTCGGACCGTCCGGAAGAAGCGGCTCTCCCTCAGCTCTTCCCAGAGGATCATCTTCCTCCGCGATGGACGGAACCTTAACTATGTCCCACTCCTCCTCACCAAGCTCCGTTAGCTGTTCTATCCTCCCACCGAGATCGTCATCATGCCAACGCTGCATAATCAGAACGACAGAACCGGGACCATCCTTGTAACTCCTAAGCCTGTTAAGAAGAACACCTGCATACCAGTCCCAAACCATTCTGCGCTGGTTGTCCGAAAGAGCACTCTCATAAGACTTAAATGGGTCATCAATTATAGCTATGTGCCCGTGGAACCCGATAAGACCGCCACCTACACCTTCCGCTTTATACTCTCCCCCTTGATTCGTCTTCCACTCAGCCATAGCAGTAGCATCATCAGCAAGTGTGACATCGGGAAAAAGAAGACTATAACTTGGGTGCTGTAGGAAGTTTCGTACATTTCGCCCGAAGCTCTTAGCTAATGCTTCATCATAGCTAGTCTCAATGAACTCCATCGTAGGGTTGCGCCCAAAGAACCAACTTGGAAAGAACTCACTCGCGAGGCGGGACTTGCCAATAGCTGGTGGAACAAAGATAGCAAGCCGCCTAAGCCTACCGGCCTCCACATCCTCCAGCTTACGAGCAATCAACTTATGTATTTCATATGGCTCGTAGGAAGGATCCATGAACTTGCAAAACTCAATCAAGCTTTTTTTGGCTGCTTGCCTTCTTGCAAGTTCCTCTGCCGCACCGCGGATTGTGAGACCCCCGTTACTCATCAGCCTCGGTGCTTTCTGGAGCCGCCTCGGAAAGTGCTTCCATTACCAAAGAGTGATCTTCTGGAGAAAGTTCACGGAACTCTGCTTCGATTGCTTCTGGCACAGCAGCTGCCGAGTTCAAAGCCTCTATCAACTTATCCGTGCTAGCTTGGTCCACACTATGGACATGCTGCTGTTCCACTTCTCGCCGCTCTGTATAACCGCGATCTTTCCCCAGTGTTTGGAGAACTTTCCAGCTGTACGCCAAGTTCCCCTCGTCAACTGCCTGAAACACATTATCTTCAGCTGTGTCTACGACTTTCTCACGAGCCTCATTAAAGACTTCTCTGAGACGGGGATTCCGCCCAATGTGATGACGAACAGCGGCCCCACTCCCAAGACCAACCTTCTCCGCCACTTTAGACAGAATCCCGCGACATTCCACAATAGCCTCAGCTATGTCGTTCTCTCGTGCCCGTTCCTGCTCACGAATAGCCTGCTTTACTTCAACATCCTGTTTCGCTCTCGCAGAGATAGCTGGAGCACTGCAACCTACAATATTAGCTGCTTGCTCCATTGTCCGTGTGTCAGTAAGAGCACGGATTATAACGGAGCTGTCTATCTCTCTTCTGCGTCCCTGCCTACCCGCTGGCATTATCTATACCTCGCAGTTTTCTTTGCAATTCTCTTGGGCTGCTTGCTGACTTGCTTGCCCTTCTTTGTGTCAGCTCTCTTTTTCCTACTTGTGGCGGCATACTCAGACGCAGACAGGGATTTGATTGCAGCACTGGGAAGATACCGTTCTCCTGTGGCTTTCTTTCCCTGTGTAGAGGGCTTACCACTTTTTGTACGCCACTTTTGTTTTGTCCAGTTTTTTAGACTTTTTTGGCTTTTCTTTAACGCCAATTTGAACGTGCTCTCTTTTGTGCCATTTTTGATAAATCGTTATAGCTATAAAGGCGAGTACTAGAAGAGCTATGTTTGCCGCCAGAGTGTACAGAACCGTTTGGCATACGATGAGTTTTACCGGTAAAGACACTTCCATCTTTCTTATAGTGCCGTCGTCCTGCCATTAGTTTTTATACCCCCCACCTGCAGCTTTGTATTGCTTATCTAACATCTGGGCTTTTCGTGCACTCCATTGCCCTGCCTTACCGCCCTTGCTTCCCGCTTTGATCTTATTAAAGAGCCTTTTACGCATAGTCGGTTTTGTGTAATTCCCCGCCTCGTTGACTCTTGACCTACTCTTTGCTTTTGCTTTTGCCATA